GCGCTATTCGTTGTTGGCTTCTCCACCGGGTGCTCAGTAATTTCGAGCGCATCAGAATGCTTTTCGGAGACGACCACGCTGGGAATTAATATGCCAATTCGCCGGGATTGCCGGCGAAAAATCGCTGATAAAATATCCATTATCTCGGTCCTGCGGGGAGTTGCTGGGTTAACTGTGAATTCACGCCCTTTTGACGGTCAACAGTCAAACGGGCAGCTTCGCGAGGATCGGAAACGCCGTGGATGTTAATGTTCGTTTCCTGCTGAATCACCGGGGCGCTGGTGGGCATATTGCTCATTACTTTCGGAATGTAATTGCGCGTTTCCTGCGGCATTAGCCCCATTCCATAACGTTGAACGTTCCCGATTCCCCAGTTATATGATGCCAGTGCTTTGCTAAGGTCTCCGCCGTTCTGCCGCAACAGCTGGCTGAGGTACTTAGCTGCGGCCTGAGCTGACTTTTGCGGGTCGAATACATCGTTTCCGCGAAGGCCCATGTCTCGCGCCGTGCCATCCATGAACTGGAACAGACCTTTAGCGCCAGCGCCTGAAACGGCGAACTGATTACCGCCAGATTCCGTTATGGCCACACTTTTCAATAGACCAGCTGGAAGTTGATAAAGCGACTCAAGTTTATTGAACATTGGCCCCATCCAGTCGAGCAATACTTTGCCCTGGGCTGTGGCCTGTGGACGTTTGACTGATTGCGCAAACTGGGAGGGGTCACCCGATATATTTGGAGAGATTTCAGCAGCTCCAGCCGGGGAGAAAAATAAATTACCGATTTTGGCAATCCCGTCTGAGATTTTTTCAAGATAACCATTAGCAGCCTGCTGACGGTTTTTTATTTCATCTCTTTCATGCGGGGCAATTTCATTACTACGAACATGCTGTTCCGCCCCGGGAATGTCAGGCTGAACATTATCGCCATAAACGACGCCATTGCTTTGCGCCTGACGAATAATCTTACCTGGGCCACCATGCAGCCAATCCATCCATGCGGGCCATTCTCTTACCTCGCTAACATCTTTTCGCCCAAGGTCGGTTTTGATGCCAACCGTAGCAAGAGCATCACCAATGTTCCTTTTGGTATAGTCCAAAGATGATTTAGCACTGGCTTTTATGTTTTCACGATCTGAAACCAGGTAACCAGCATACGCTCCCCATAATTTAAGCCATGGAGGTATCGGAAGACCGGATATTTTTGCGAATGCTCCCAATACTTTTGTTACCCATACCCCAGCGATGAAAGTAGCCAAAATTTCCAGCGAGTTCTGCCATCCACCAACAGAATCTTTCAGCCCCAGAAGCTTATCGCGCAGCCAGAGAATTGCCTTTTTCGCCTTTTCTATTGCAGGCTCCCACTTGGACCAGTCAATCAGGCTTTTACCGCCTTCTTTCCACGTCTGATAATCGTCATAGAGTAATCCGATCGCCAGAATCAGCGTGGTGATAATTCCAATCGGGGATTTCAGGAACGCAGAATTAAGCAGACGCCATGCGACAAGTAGAGCACCGAATATTTTCAGCAGATTTTTACTGCCATCGTCAAGACGCTTCCACCAGTCAATGACAGAGCCAGCGCCCTGTATGAGCCGCCACGCCATTCGCGTGAAGGCGTTCGCAAGCCAGATCACGCCTTTAATAACTCTGGTCAGCGTCTCTTCAATCTTCGGGAAGTTGTCGAGGATGCGCCGCCGCAGGCTGTCCAGCGAACCAGCAAGACCACCAGCGAGGTTTGAGCCGATCTTGTCCCGCATAATGCCGAACAGCGACGTAAGCCCGCGCATGGACGTCATGAATTTATTGGACTGCACAGCCGCCTTATCAGCGTTGAACCCAGTCTTTTGCAGCATAGACTGGTAATCGGCGGTAAAGCCATTCATGCCGCGCCGCATCGCCATCAGCGTGTTTTCATCGATGCCAAGCATCTGCGCGTATTGCTTCGCGCGGTAATACGGCATGTTGTTGAGCTTTTGCCCAACGCCAGTAAAGATGGCCGCAGTATCACGCATCTTTCCGCTGGCATCTCGGGTCTGGACACCAAGACGGTTCAGGAAGCCTTCCGCCCCCGGATTGCTACGCATGAAACCGGCCAGCCCTTCGAGGGAGGACATGGCCGACTCGGCGCTGGCACCGGTTTGCGACGCGGCATAGCCCAGCGCTTTGATGCCCTGGACGCTGGCCCCCGTCCGTTGGGATGCCCAGTAAATTTTATCCAGACCATTCGCGATCTGGGTGGTAAATCCGACAATGCTCAGCGCTGCGCCTTCCACCACCGCACCGACCTTCAGAACGTTCGCGGTAACGCCTTTCAGCACGGCTTCAAACTTATTAGCGCCAGCCTGATCGATATCGAATCCCAGCGAAACAAGGAAATCTTTAATCGTATCTGCGTTACCGCTCATTGGCCGCTCTCCATTTATCTACCCGGGCGTCGTTATCCTCGCGCATGTCGAGGTAGTCATTGAGAAGCGCGATACGGCAGAGGTCTACCGCACCGCTGTTAAGGTCTTTCTGGTCAATATGGAAGGCAAGCGCCGGACGAAGAATAAAGTCTTCACCGCCCGGCAGGCTGTTGAAGGTTATTCCGCTGGCGGGGTGCTCGTCTCGCTGGTAGGGAGTCCTTGCAAAAAATTTCCCAGCGAGTCGGCGACCACCCGCGCCACCAGTTGCAGCATGGTAAGCAGGTCGATATCGTCAAACGCCATTTCGCCATGCTGGCAGACCGGCACCCAGCCTTTCATGTGCTCGCGTGAAACAACGGAAAGACAGGGGAACAGGATAGCGTCCACGTCGCCATCACTCAGATCGGACACAGCATTAGCAATTTTGGGCAGGATAGTAGCCATCGCGCCTTCGGTGTCTTTGCTGCTGATCTTCTCCTGAACGCTCCGGAAGTCAGAAACCATCCCGGCCAGCACCGGCAACAGCTTTCGGGAAACCTTCAGCTGTTCGAAAACGCTGAGCTTTGCGGTGCGATATTTCACGCCTTTAATTTCGAATTCCATGCGTTAAAACTCCCCGAGCAGCTGGTCAATCTTGCCGCAGTCGAACACCCAGGCAACAGTCCCGCCCTCTTTGGCGTTATTGAAATCAGGCTGTTTCTGGAATGCGCACGAACGCGCAGTAGAAATATCACCCGATGCCGTGTTGCGAATGACGATCACGTTATTGCCCCAGGTGGCAGAGGACTGGCTTTGCGCGTTATACGCCAGAGACAGTTTCTTGTTCACCGGGGAGGTTTTCAACAGCGTCACCGTAATGGTGCCTGACTTATCGGCGTGCAGGCTGTGCATCACTTCGCCATCGGCACCGATGGTCATGGTGTTCTTGTTGCCGCCCATGGTCTGGGTGATACCTTCCTCAGAGTTCGCAGAACCCTGACCAAGATCGATAACGCCGGTCGGCCCGGTGAGCGACGCGGTTACATCGAGAAAAGAATAAGTTGCCATTTATCGCTCCTTAGCGAACCACGTTGATCTGCACATCGGCATAATGAACTGCGCCAGCCAGCTTACAGGCCACCTGAATTAACGGTGCTTTGCGAGCTTCGCGGTCGGCCTGCGCCTGTTCGGACAGAGGTTGCGCATACACGTAATAACCTTTGGTCAGCGTATCGCCGGAATTCAGCTGTCCGATAGGGCCACCATTCCACACGCCAGCCGCTACCAGACCGTTCGTGACGGACTGATCCATGGACTGTTCAACGTTGGAAAGCAGACGGGTCACACCGGCATCAGTCTGCGGAATTTTGGTGGTGCTGGTGTAAAGCAGGTTATAGAGGTTGGTCTGAACGTAATTCTGCAACCAGTCGAGCCCGTGGCGCTCGTCGAAGAAGTCGCCGTTCGCCATAACACCCTGTTGCAGGATCGCCGTGTCGTTGGCGTAGTATACGAACACGTTCGCATTCTTCGCATCCACAGCCGCCGCCTGTCCTACCGTCAGCGTTTCGTAGGTTACGCTCGGTTCCTGTTTGAATTTCAGGGTAATGGTTGTATTGCTGCCGTTGAAATTGACAGTAAACGCGCGACCGAAAGCTGAAACCGCTGCATAAGGGCTGCTGGTGGAATACTGAATAAAGGTACGGGCATACTTGCCAGCCTTTAATTTCGACGCAACATCAGTCGTCGAAGTCGTGCTGATAATCTCGGCGTCGGCAGATGTTACCCCGAAAATGCGGCTCAGGCTGGACGCTTCGATGAGTTTAGCAACCTCAATCACGTCGTCAGCATCAAGCACATCAGCGCTATCAGCAACATCATCAGCGACAACCAGCCCATACCAGTTGGTATATTGCAGGCAGGCATTAACAGCTTGCACGATGGTTTCCACGCTTCCACCTTCGGAAGAGGTCAGCGTCTTCGCCCAGCGGCCAATATAAACCTGCGTCGGCTTCGGCGACTGGCTGAAGAAAACCTGCGCCGCTTTATATTCCGGGCTGTCGACTCCGAAGTCCTCGCCAATGTCCTCAACGGACGCATAGAGGCGAACGCGCTCCTGCACCGGAATGACAGTGGAAGAACCGAGGATCAGCAGCGCGCCGAAGTTACGACCAGTAGCCGCTTTCGGCGAGATGATCACATCAACGTTTACAACGTTGGATACAGGTAAGCCCTGCGTCATAGTTTATTCTCCAAAAAAGGTGACTGGCGCTTCCACCAGCGATTTAATGCCGTACTCGCGCACGACCTTCCGGCGCAGGCGCACCGTCATGTCGTAGCGGCGAACCCATTGCTGGTTGATAAGTTCGGGGAAAGGGGTCAGACCGGTATAGTCGCCAAGGGACAAACCAAGCGCGTTCAGCTCAGCATTGTTTTGCGGGACAGATATGCCATCGCGAAAACGGGACGCATAAGACATACCAGCCGGACCATAGAACGACGCCATGCACTCGAACGTTTCATGCCGCCAGAGCTGAGCTCCCTCGTCGGTCTGCCCGGTGAATGCAGGACTGTTATCAATGAGCAACCCGGTAACGCCAAACGCGCACCAGTTCGTTTCAACGGGTGGCAGTGGCGGCTGATTTTTCTGCCAGCGCGGACGAACCATTCCAGACGGCAAGCCGGAAACATTGCGCATCCACTGGCTTAACAGCCTGTCGAGCGCTTCGTCATAATCCGGATCGCCGCTGGTGGGTGTCAGCCATCCGCGCTCTGTGCTGGTGTTATTGCTCAACGGGATTACCCCCATCAAACGGCAACAGTTCACAATGTGCCTGGACGAAGCCAGCACCGTAAGCCGTGTACGGGTCGACGAATGTCACACGATAATCACGGTTCTGATACGTCACGATATCGGCATCACGGCCAGTCTGCCCCTGCGTCAGCCGCTCAGTTGTCACGATGAGAATCGCGCCACTGATTACTTGCCCGGACTGCATACGGCGGTTTTCCAGGGAGCGGTCAACAGTAACAACCCCGGCAAACTGCGTTTTAACTTCGCTGTCGCTGCCGATCCCGTCCTCGTCCACCGTTTGCGCGCGACGCGTTACCCACAGGTTGAAGTCGCAAAAATCGGGGTCAAAAAGCACGTCTGTTACATCAAGAGTCGGCATCTTTATCCCTCACAACATGGGTAATGGCTCTGCGGTATTGTCCGGTATCAATCAACGGCCTTACATTCTCATTGCTTATCAATTGACCAGAATCTGGGTTGATAGCATTAAGCTTTCCGTCCGCCGATCTGCGTGCTAACTCAGCTTTCGCCCCTTTGCGACCTCGACGCGCGCGGGCTTCAACGGTGCTATCAGCAAGCGGTGTAAAGCCGGTAATAGTCATGTAACGCCTGACGCCATTAGCGGCCAGCGTTCCGGCGCGGTTGAGCGCTCTTTCCGCACCCGCCGCATTACCATCAAGCGCAGCCTGCGCCGCTGCTTTAAGCTGCGGCACTGTCTGTTCCTCTACCGATTTAACGCCGGGGATCAGGTGCGGGCGTGGGGGGATGTTTTGCGCTGGTGAGCCGTATTCGTTGACATAGCCGATCCCGGCATTACCAAACGGAACATCTTCACGCTCGCTGTCTTCCGAAGGGATGCCGACCAGCACATCCTTTTTGGTTAGCGACTTGAGCGCGTCGAGAATGGCCTGAGCGTTATCCACCCTCGTTGTTACACCGCTTTTGAAACTCATAGCTGGCGACCGCCCGCACCGAACATCGTGATCAGCTGATAAAATTCAGCGCCATATCTGGTGTTATTCCAGAAGCCAGCGTCAGGGTTTAGCGTCGCGCTGGTGTCATAGCTGACGCTTACCTTGTCAACGGACTTGGAGGACTGCACACCATTGGTTGAACCGCCCGGGCCGCCAACCAGCATTGCCCGGCTATCTGCCGCCCATAGCGTCATGTAGTGAGCCACGAACAACTCGGCAAAATACGGAAACAACTCTTTGCCGGTGGCGTTTTCGCTCAGCAGCACATCGGCCAGATTCAGACGAAACTGGATTTGTGCTTCTGGATATTTGGCAGGGTCAGCAAACTGCGGGAAGTCGCGGCGAAAATCACTTACTGTTGGCAGGCTTTGATTCTTTGGCATCTTTCGCCCCATTACCGCCAGTCTGGGCGGCAGCAATCTGCGCTTGCAGGCTGTCGTTCTGCTCTTGCAGCTTGAGCAGCGCTTCTTTCAGGTCGGCAATCAGCTGATCTTTATCGACAATCTGCTTATCTTTGTCGGCAATCTGCGCTTGCAGGCTGTCGATAATGGGTTGCAGATCATCGGTGTCGCTAATCACGCTTTCGGAAAGCTCAGAGTGCGCCTGGGTGAACCAGTGAGACGCGACCTCTTCCGGTACGTTATGCCGCCCCCGGCCAAACTCCTGTTTTGACTGATCGCCGAGCGTCAGCGTAAACGGAGTGTGAACATGGATGGTAACCAGCTTTTCTTTCGCCATTTTCAGTTTCCTTCTGGCCCCTTTCGGGGCCGTTCTGGTTATCAGATACCGTCCACGTAGGACAGGGTTTCTTTGTACACTGGCTCAACCGCACCGAGCTTGCCGTAGTAGGTCGCAATCTGGTACAGACCGCGATACTGGATAGGAACGCTCTGCAACGGCACCAGCGGATAGCGCACATATTTCTTGTCGTTGGTGTAGGCGACCATACGGTCTTTACCGCCAACCCCGCGCCCTTTCAGCCATTTAACCGCTTTGATTTCCAGCGGAACGCCGTTCTGGTGGAAAGCGATAGTGTTCACGGCCAGATAGGTCAGCAGTGACTGGTTACCCGCTTCGGAAACCTTACGGCTCGCCAGCAATGAATACTGCTCTGGCGGAATGCGCAGATCAGAAGGCACGACGGAATAACCGGATGCTGCCCAGGCATTCGACAGAATGCTGTTCACACTATCGAGGATCTCGTCGTTGGTGGAGTTCGCCCAGGTCTTCGGCGCATTGTTCAGCGTCACACCGACAAGGTTTGCCAGCCCTTTCAGGCCGAGCGCATCATCGCCAATGTAAACCTGCTCGTCGTTGTCCATCTGCCATTTGAGCTGCATCCCGTCGTACTTCTGGGTATCAATCGGGCGACCTACCTGCTGAGCTGCTGCCAGCTCTACAACGGTCCAGCCCAGTTCCATGCCCCAGAGGTTCAGCGGATTGCCATCTTTGCCGATATCAACGTTCACGCCAGCAATAGCAGTGGAGTCTTTGCCTACCCAGTTTTTACCGTTCGGATTTGCGCCAGTTCCCGCCGCGCCAAAGCTGGTGTTAGTCCAGCTGGAAATGTCATCTGCGATAGAAACGTCTTCACGCAACTGAATATCGCGGGTCCAGGTATAACCCACCAGCGGCAGGTTCAGCGTCTGGTCGAGTCGCTCCAGCTCCCCGATGAGAAAGGCACCAGAGCTATCAACGGTTGCCTGATCAAAAGTAATCATTCGTCTGTTCCTTAAATCTTCCAGGAGATTTCTGCATTGCCGTTAGCGTCACCGGCCCCTGTGAATTCGGCGTTGGTCAGCGCCACGTTTTTGCCACTGACGGACGTGGACATGAAGCCGCCCAGCGGCACGTCAATGGTTGAATCGAGCGAAACAACCACGTAGACAGGATCGCCTTTTTTGATGGTGCTGGCATCGAAGCCAGATCCGAGGTTAACGGTCATGTAGCCACGTTTCATGGCGTCGCCCGGGAAATTCTTATCCGTCCCCACCTGGCGAACCATGTCTGGCTGCGATGTGGTCGGATACGGACGAACGTAGATCCCCTTCACCTTGTCGGCGGTGTCACCGTCCGCCAGCGGCACGAAAAAGCCGTCAGCGTCGTATTTGCCAGCCAGACCATAGGCAGCGAATGCGTTAGCGGATTTAAGGATCACCGGTTCGACGGTTAAGTTCTGCGGGCGAGAGATAGCCCCGGCAATGCCAACAGGCATCCGGTACAGATATGCAGTCATTGGATTATCCTTTGCGGTTAGACCAGAAGTCGGCGTTTTGTTTGTTCAGGGAAGCGATGCTGGTCATGCCCATATTTGGACGTTGTGCATCGCCCGTGGTGCTGCGGGTGTTTCGCCCTTTGGCAATCTCAGACACAGCGTTAAACGCCATATCGACCGATTGCTTGGGCAATTTGCGGATATCCGCATCACCGACAACCTGGCGAACCAGTGTTTTGTCAGCGGCGGCCAGCACATCACGTTTGAACGCGGTCGGTTTCACCTTACGGCTCAGATCGATACCCGGGACGATAACCTCGGCACGATAGGCAGAGTCACCGGTAATCGTGGTTTCCTCTTCGTCGTCCTCGCCGTCGCCGGTCGGATCTTTTTTGTCTTTTTCGTCAGGCTTATTGTCGTTATCGCCCGTCGCAGTTCCTTCGAGCTTAGCCAGCAGGGCTTTGAGCAAGGTTTTGATATCGTCCTCGCCGTCGCCGGTTGGCTCTCCGCCCATTTCCGGCTTTTTGTCCGGCAATGGTTGCTGCGGTGAAAGGTTAATGTTGAGGTTAACGCCGCTCGGCAGATCCCCTTCGTCACCCGTTACCGCCGCTGGCGCAGAGTCCAGCAGTTCGTTCATGGTGTCAGCGTCACCCGTTTTGATGGCCGTGCGCATGCGGGTCCACCAGCTTTTCTTTTGATTTGCCATTGTGTCTCTGTCTCCAATTGCACAACGATTTCCGGCTCTGCCTTTAGGGACAAGAGCCACATGGTTTCCGGTAATATCGACCTGCTCGGCTTTACCTGGCTCGGTCTGCTCGTACTCCGCGTCATAGCCACATGACACCTGTCGCAGACCATCCTCAATAAGCTGAATGGCGTTTTCGTCTTTGACGATAAGGTCAGCCAGCATTAAATCTGACTGCTCGCCAGTGCCACGCCTGATGTTCTGAAGATGCCCGTTTGCCAGCTCTTTCCAGTTCTGCGGGTTCACCAAACGGACATTACCGTCTTCGTCTTCCGGATGAAGGATGGTGATACTCATCCCTTCAAAAGAGGCAAGCGTCGCCGGGTGGAATACCTGCTCTGGTGATCGTGTTACGACGATTTCACCATGCTTGTCAGGCTCAAGATTTGGCAGGTCAGCCGCGCTATACAGCTGAGTTCCTGTTCTGGCTACGGGGACGTCTTTGCAAAGCAATGAGCCGTCAGCCAGGCGATAGCGAGTCTCCCCCAGTTGGGTGTAGAAGAAATATTTCATCCATCCGCCGCCTTAGTGGATTTAATAAACTCACGCAGCAGATGCTTTATCTGGCGCGCATTACCACGACCTATAAGTTGGCAGCGCTTTGCTCTATCACCAACAGATTGATAAATAGCCTCTACGCCATTGTATTTAGCAGTGATGCGCGTAGCTTCGCTGGCCTGTTCTTTCAGGAAATAGATTGTTTTTTCCATGGGTTACCTGCAATTCAGGCGAGATAGGGATGAGGTGTCGGGAATACGATTTCTTTGTAGCAACGGCAGTTAGGTAACTCCCCGGCGTGACCGGTCATGCCGTCAAGCGTTGGAGGTCGGCCCCATTCGACAAACTTCCCTTCCATCTCTCGATGAGAATGCCGGACGTCGCCATCTTCGGCTGTACGCCAGATATAACCATTCGAGCCGATTGACAGCGCACGCGCCTGATCCAGTGCACCGGTTGCGCGCCCAAGCTCAGTCCGGGCGATAAGGTTCGCTCGTGAGCGTGACACGTCACCGGAAGCAGCTATCTCTTTCGCGAATGGTTCAGCGCGGCCACCAGCCACAACGGCCTCGATGGCCTTGTTCTGAATATCATACACCCGATCGGCGGCCTCAAGAGGCAGTGACTTGATGTACTTAATTTGCTCGGCGACGATGGATTTCATCACCTGGCCTACCGGTGCGCGGTCAACCATATTGCGCAGCTCTGCGCTGATGTTCCGGCTGTGCTGACGCCACTGCTTTTCATTCTGGCGCGCAATGTCGGCGGTAAAGTTCTCAGCAACCTTCGTCGCCCAGGGGGTGATGATTTCGCTGTAGCGCTCCAGCGCATCCATTATTTCGGTGACGCTATCGTTTGAACCATCGTAGCGACCATTTACGATATCCCCGACCGCCCGCGCTATCTGCCGTAGGCTCGTTCGATATCGGATCTCCGCCTGGCGGCTCTGGCGGTTTGTCGCCAAGTTCGCCGATGCCTGGCGGCGCTTCGTCTTCGGCATTCTCGATATCCTCGTCGGTAATGGATGCCCCGATGCCGGTGACGTCAGAGTTTTCGCGCAGGTCGGTCATCGCCGCCTTACGCGTCATCAATCCGTCGCCCAGCGCGGTGCTGATCGCGTTGGTGGTGTTTACGGCCACCGTTGATCGGTCAACGTCTGACATTTGCCATAGCGGGTTAAACTCAAACGTGAAATCGTCCGGCAGCGGCTTTCCGAGTTCCGAGCGGTGCATAATGTCCAGTATCCGGCGCATCGGCAGCCGTAAGCGGCGCTCCTGCAATGAGCTCACCCGGTCGTAATAGTTGGCGAGGTCTGCATCACCAGTAGAGAAGCCTTTCGGGGATTGACCGAACAGGCGTACCAGCGGGATACCAACGGCACCGCTGATCTGCTCAGCAAACTGCGAAAGAATGTCATCCAGACCACTAAAGCTGTACTGGTGGGTTTCGAACTTATCCCGCGAGTCCATGAGCGTCATACCTTCATTGCTCTGGAACTGGCGGATCAGGTCGATGTTCTTCAGCAACGCTTCGAACGCCGGGCCTCCAAGCGCGATAAGCTCGCGCAACTTCTCCACGCTATAGGTACGCAGATGCGCTTTATAGACCAGCTGCGCCGCGCCGACAGTAGCGCTATCTAACGCAGTAAGCCGATCCCATATACGCTCTACAACCGACATTCCCCATTCGTTTTCGGTCATCTTCTGCTGGAATGGCAGCGTGACGCCATCAAAGCGGATCAGGCGGCTGTGATGGATGCGCCAGGCCGGGATGCCCGTTGCAGTGGTCACCACGTCGTAAAACTCAGGCTTGCCGAGGTCCGGCCCCATCTCTTTAATGCGGCGGGTCAGCACCGGGTTAATCATCCAGCGGTCGAGCGGGAGAATGCCCTTAAACTTGCCTTCTCCAATAGTTTCGAGCCGCAGCGGGGTCATTGGTGCCTGCCCCTCAATCATGATGAAGCCAACCGCGCCGCCATAGAGACGCGACCATTTCAGCACGTCGTTCAGCGCATCCCAGACCTGCAACTCATCCAGCTGCGCTTCGAGGGTGCCACGGTCTTTGGCGTCAATCTCCGAAGTGATGCGAATGCCTTTCCGGGTCATATCGTCCGGGATAGCGTCGACCGCTTCGCCGATAACCCACGATCCGCGATATGACCATTCCACCAGCATGCGGTTGCGGCTGGTGAAGTTCGCCCGGTAGGTCGATGCTGAGTGCTGGTTAGGCGTCTGCATCCCCACGCGGGCGACAAAGTTTTCATAGCCATCAGCGGTGGCCTGCGCCGTTCGCTGAGAGGCTTGCTTGTTTCGTGCCATCAGGCCTGTCTCCCTAGCAGCTCCCAGATGTTCAGGGCTGAATTCATTGGCGCGTAGCTGATCATCACCGAGTCGGCGAGGTTCGGCGACTTGGTGCCGTCAGGCTGTTTATCAACAACGATTTTCCCCACACCGTTAATGGAATAGGTCGGTTGCGACAGCTCGATGATGAGTTTGTCTTTGCTCGCCATGGCGCTGCTGATTGAGATAATTTCGTCCGGGTTGTAGGCCATTCCCTCAACCACGGCGCGATAGGTGTTCTGGAAAAGCTTGCGTAATTGCCACCAGCTCTGGGCCTTGGCGTTAGCAAAGAAGTCCTTGTTCAGGCGGGCGGCCTGTCCGTTGTCGCCGCGCACCGCTTCGTCGTCCGGATCAAACACCGCGCCGCTACCGCGAAACGGTGTGGCGAGTATTGACGGTCGGCGCGCAGCGTTACGCAGTTCGTTGATGGCGCGTGCATCGCCGCGAACGCCAGCGCCCAGGCCGTCCTCGTCGAAGCGAAATTCTTCGAGGTTGTCCTGTTCGCAAAAGCCGAAGACCTTCTCAACGGACTGGTAAATGTCGCTGCCCACGCCGGACCATTCCCGCACGTTCTCCAGGAGGAAGCCGTGACGGGTCGAAAAGGCGTTTTTGTCCCGGCCTTCGTCGGCGACGTCCATCGCGCCCAGGCGTTTGCCCGTTGGCTGGATGCCCAGCTTAATATGAGCGTCGACGGCAGCCTGTACCCAATCGGACGGGATCAGGACGCCTTCCGCAGATGCGCTGTAGTTCAGGTCAAGTTCCTGCGCTACCACCACCGGATTGTCGATTTTCTCGCATTCCCTGCGATACCACTCTTCATCCTTGCGCGGGTCATTTCGCCAGTGGAATGTGAATACCGGTATCTTCCCGCCGTGACGCTTCTGCGCGAACGGGTTCGCCATGCCGTTAACCGAGCTCAGGTCGATACGGCAGCGGGTGGTTTGCGACAGCGCCGCGTCAATCAGCAGAGGACGCTGGAGGAATGCAGCCTCATCCACCAGGTAGAGGGTGGTACGGTCACCACGACCGATATTGTCGCCAGCCTCGCCTTTGATGACCGCGCCAGTATCGGGAAACTCAACGCGCATGTACGGCGCGTGCTTCTTCTCGTCCCACGAACCGCGAAACTCGACGGGCAGCGTTTCCACGAACTTGCGCGCCTTCCAGAACAGCGCCTTCGGGTCTCCGGTGCTGTCGACGTATTCCTCTTTACGGGAGCCGAAGCCGATGACCATTTCTTTGTTGAAGAGGCAGAGCGAGCAGGCCAGCCCGATCGCCGTCCAGCTGAGCCCCATTTCGCGGCTCTTTTCGGTGATGCCGTTCTCCAGCTTTTCGCGCCGCTCCATGATCCAGTGAATCCACTCTTCCTGTTTCGGGAACAGCAGAAATGGGATGGTGACCGGCAGGCCATAATCGATGTTACGCGGGTCAGTAGTCATACCCCAGTCGATGATGAACTGTGCCGGGTTGGTGCGGTAAAACTGCTTTAGCGCTGGCAGCATTTCGGGGTTCTGGCGAATGCGCTGTAAGCGCTCCATCCGCCATTCAAAAACCATCTGGTAATCAGGGTTCCTGAAGTCGAATTCAAACGGGAGAGGCATAATCACCCCATCATCTTACGGTAAATCTCTGCGGCCTGATCTGCGGTGAGGTTGGTTGTCTCGGTCTTGATCGGGCCGCCATCCTTGCCGGTGCTCTCAACCTTCAGCTTATTGGTGTAAGCGTCGCCGACCTCTTTGGCTGCCTGCTCGATAAGCTGTGCCGTCAGGGAGAAGTTTTTCATCCCCTCGGTTTTGGTTGCCATGCGGTCAAGCACGCGGAGGCGATAGGATTTGTTCGCTATCGGAATATCGCTGGTTTCGGTCAGGAATCGTTCGCGCGTCGCGTGGAACATCTCGATCCACTTTTTGGCGAGCGTCTTACCGCTGGCCTTCGTGGGGTCGTGAGATTCAGCCTGCTGGCGGGTGATCTTGATCCCGAATTCTTTTTGGACAGCCTCGACCACCTGCGATGGCGTGTCATAGCACGCAAGCGACTGAATGATGAAGGCTTTCACATCAGGTTTTAATGCAGCCATAAATCACCATTCGTCTTATACAGTCCAGTATTTAAGCCAGTCGCAGCATGCACGTCCCGCACGCTCTGGCAATATCGAGATGAGCAACCTCCGCTGGCTGATTCGCCGCATCAATCATTTCCTGCACGTCCCGGCTCGCACCGTAACGGCGAACAACGCCAACAAACTCTTCCACATCGTGGCCGCGCAGCTTCAGCTTTGGCTGCCCTTCCTGCGTGAACTTCGGCGCGCCAAATTCATCTGTCGCCTGGCAGATGTGATAAAGCTCGTGCTCTATTAGTGCGCAGAATTCCAGATCGGAACATTGCGAACAGTAATCGGCGGCCAGTGTGATGATGAACTGCGGCACCCTGCCGAACCATTCATACATCTGCTGCTCCATCCGCGCTTTCTGCCAGCCTCCAGCCCGCATTGCCACCTCTTCCGCCTGCCCCAGCACGGAACGCCCTTTCTTCTCGAAAGCGTTTGACGCCCAGAGAAAGCACAGATCAGCTTCAAGCAAATGCTGGTGGTCAGGGTTGTAGAGGTCACCCTCATCGCTCAGGATGTGCTGATTCAGCCACTCGCCAACGTCACTGGCGGGCATTATGCTGATGTAAGGCTTCGGGTCAGGTGGCATCGTAAAATGCGCTGGTGGGTGTGGTCTGTTCATGAATAATTCCAGTGCTCCATTATCGAAGCCCCTCAGTGAAGGGCTTCTGTAATGTCAGTCCCGGACGAACGTAACCTTTGTGGTTATCATTCGCCGTACAAGGCGCGTCGCTTCGCGTAGTATTTCATCAATTACTTTTGGCGTCAGCGGCTGATGCGCATATTTGCGCTCAATCTCTGCAAAAATCCCGTTCAGCGCCTCGCTGTCTGGTGGGATAACTTCAACGTTTAATCGTGCCATCGGTTTGTCCTGCCCTGTTTTTCTCGAAAGTCCTGATATCAGCCTTATCCCTGTTGCACTGCGCCAGCGCTGACAGCAACGCTACATTCAGGTTAAGGCTTGCTCCCCACGTAAACGGGTCGGGTAAATCTGGCTGAGGTGTTTTAGCCGTCAGGCTGGCTGGTAACGGAACTACCGGAACCGGCACGTAGACCGTCCGCGTAGTCGTGCAGCCGCTTAACTGCGCCAGAAGGCACAACACGAACAGCACAATCATCATCCGCAACAGCAGTCTTGATATCGTTCTCGGCTCTCTGTGACTCCAGTGCGATCTGCTGCTTGGCATGTTGGTTTGTCTCCAGAATGATGTTTGTTATTGCTACGGTGCGCAGGACATTCGCGGTGATGGTCTCAGAGGAATCAGCGCGCTGTTCTGCATCGTCAGCGCGACGCTGTTCCTCCAGAAACTTTCCATGATAGTGATCCGCTGACCAGACAAGACCGCCTGCAATACAGGCGATAAACGTCACAATGAGCACCCAATAACTCATTTTCATACCAGCAGCGCCGCCCGCGCTTTGTTGTAGCGGATCTTGCGGTCATCAATGCCATTCAGGCCGCCGTTAATGATGCGCGTAACACGCGTAATATCGGCACCGTAGGCCATGCACCCTTTGGATGTGTAGAACCAGGCGGCAGAGCGTGCTGCCTGAAGTTCCTGTTCGAGCTGTTCAGGTGAAGTAACGAGATCTAACTTCAGCGCCGCCCCACAGGTGCGGTAATTATCGAGGCCAGTGATTTGAATTAACCCTCTGCCGCGATATTTCCAGCCGTCGCCGGTCGCTTTGTTACCCAGACGGTTGCTATACACCAGATTGGCGATAGCATCTTGGCGGGCTGCGTGTTCGGTTGTTCTGCCAAGCGCATCAGCCTGCTGCTGTGTGATCCTCTTTCCGAAGGTCGCCACCAGCGCAGATGGTGTGTAGTTCAAATTTTCAACTACAGCGCTAAAGCCGCCAGACTCATGACCTACCTGAGCGATGAACATGGCCTGATCCGCTGGTGCTGTAATGCCAAATTCTTTCATCGCAGCATCTACTGGTTGAAACCAGCGCGCAGCAAGCCCGGCGCTTATGCCAGCCGCCTTCTGAAATTGTTGTTGGTTCATTAGTGCCTCAGGTGATCAACCAGACGTGCAACGTTGCCTCTGACAGCCACCAGCACGGAAAGGAATATGATGTTGGCCCCGATAGTGGCCCACGAAGAGTAAGGATAAATGCCACAAAGATAAGCCAGGGGCACTGCGCTGTAAGTCACAGTGATAAGCCATGCCAGACGCGAAATCCACGGGCGATGTCGTGAATCTCCCCGGCGGTAAAACATCAGGGTAATTACCACCCCGGCGCATAGCAGTGCATTTACAGTTGCTGTCGGGTCATTTAGTGCCACCTGAACCTCCCCGGCGCGTTATCAGCGCCACCAGCGAGCCGACATCCTGGTTATTCAGGAATGTCAGGATTTTAACGGCTAAAGCAGAAACGATTACGGCACCGATGGCATCCAGAGGTTTATCGCTGTACCCGGTCCAGTTCGCCAGTTTGGCCCCCACCAATCCGGAACAAAGGATCCCGGCAATATAAGACACGATGAAATATGCCAGTCGGCGCGCTGCACTCAGGTCCGCAGCAGTTGCAATGTAGAACACTGCCCCTGCAAATGCGCCAAATACCACGCCGTAATCAGTTCCGGTCAGTAGTCCATAGACACTTGCGCCCGTCAGGGAGCCACCAGCTAGCCCAGTGCCGGAGATCGGATCGGACATTTAGCCCCCTCTTATTGCTGTGAGTCCTCTCAGAAATGAGGGGAAATAGAATCAGGCTTCACGGGCTGGATTTATCAACAAAGCACGTAGTAATTAATTCCCGTGAGCCTGAAATAAAAAAAGCCCCGGAAATCACCGAGGCTTAAATTGTTACCGGTTACCGCTCCGGCGCGATCAGCAAAAGCTATCGCGGTATCAGATTGTGGTCCTGCCTGTGTGAGCATTGCGGACGGCTGGAACATGTAGACTCCGCAACACTCCCCGCACTTTGTCTTATTGGCGTCGGGAATCCATAAAAGAAAACCCCGCCGAAGCGAGGTTTTTTAATTCTTATAACGTCACAGGCGTAATAACCCATCGTTGGAATCAGGTTAGCCATTTTCCGTTAATTTTGCAATAGCTAAATTATGCTGGTCATCGGGTCACGTTTCCCAGAACCTTTTCTGCATAGGATTCCTCAATGTGGCAATGCTCCACCAGCCGATCGAAAAACTGTTTATAGGTGTACCGCCATACCATTTCCGTTACTCCCAGCGCTTTAAAAATCTCGGTATCTTTCAGGCGCGGGTAACCTCTTCCCTTGCATCTTGGGCATTTTTTATAAACCGGCACGCCCTGCAATTCTGATTTTTTCTTATCGAGAATTTCTCCACGCCCCCGGCAACGGCATTCGTTTTTCACATGGCCTTTGCCATCGCACGTCTTACACACGACGCGCACCTGCTCACGTACTGATTTCCACACCTCCCAGTCTGATGGAGAAATGCCTTTCGTATCTTTTACCCATTTAGGCGGCTTACCATCCGGGAAAGTAACCTTGTTCGTAAAAACCTCAGCATCAATAAATTTAGCGCCATAGCAGCTACTGCACGTCACCAGGCTCGCAGCGCTGAGGGAATAATCGCGGAAAACATATCTCGCCAAGATATCGAGAAATTTTGAGCGATCATTCTCTTCCATTTTTCGAAGTTTTCCGTGTCGTTCTGCGCGCTGCCCTGCCAGTTGCCTGATGTAGGCAATGATATTGTCTGAAGATAAAACCCCGGCTTTTGCCAGATACAATTCAATACCCACCGCTGCTTTTGCGGAAAGTAGCCCGAGGGATGCCATTACGTCAGTAATAGTCAGCGTATCTGCTGAAATACCGCATGGAACAGCACCGGGCATCATGGATTTAGGCGAAAAATATTTTGGTAAGGACTCAAGCTTCATTTCGATGCTCCCGTTTTGCTTCAATGCGGATGTAATTGCGAAGGATGCGGTATGCCACCGGAAAAGATCCCCGGTAGCGATAAATACGGAGACGCAGCCAGCGCCAGCGAAGAGACTCAATAACTTCAGGCTTCATACTGGCACCACCAGCCCGCGTCGGGCGATTTCAATGACTGTAAGGACAATCGCGCGATCCATTAACTGTCTGCGTTCATCCCTGTTTAGCTTGCTCCCGTTGTCGATGCTGTCGTGGCAGCAAACGCAGATCGCCGCTGTGGCGCAATCATCGGCTTTCATACCCATACCTTTGCCTTCATTGCGATGCGCTACCTGCGTCCCCCACGAACCGCATAACACGCACTGTTCGATCTGCCCGACAGCGGCGAGCCATTTTTTGTTACGGTAGATAGCCATTACGCTGCCTCCCGATACAAGGATGCCCACCGCTCAGGAGTTGGCGGAAGAACTGATTCAATGGTGTTTTTCATGATTGCGCAGCGACCACGCAAGACGAGCGCTTTTACTTCTTTTTCACTCAAACCTTTTGAGTAATCAGCCTCCCGGATCGCTCGGGTGAGTTCAGGATATTTTTTATCGAATTTAGGAACGTTACAGGCTAAGTTGGTGCTGTCGGCTGTAGCTAACGGGTAATTCCCCAGTACACGCCCGTCCAGCATGCGCAAGCCATGTATCAGCGTTTTGAAGTTATTACGGCAATAGATTGCCTCAAACGCTTCAGTCATGCGTGCATGCCATTGCTTAGTTCGGATAACTGCATATTGACCAGATGAACCAAAACATACTCGCGGCCAGTTGCAGCACAGTTCGATCAGACGATCAATACTCTCGTGCAGATGCCAAACCGGAACGGCTTTATCTTTGAAGATCGATGGAACCCGCTTGATTAGCGCATCGTTATCCTCTTCTCCGCCTTCAACAACATCCGGAATGACAAAGAATTTCACTTTCGGATGGTGATACCAATTGATCAGCCATTGATAGAATTTGACCCAATCGATAACGAGACCGCGCTTCCATGCAGAGAATGCACCATTATCAATACCAACCTCGACCGCGTGCTTAATTGAGGCAGCTAACTGATCTGGTCGGGCATAAGATACAAACGCACCAACTCCGGTTACAGCAATCCGGTGGACAGACCCAGAATCCCCCCAAATAGGAGTGCCGTGGAAGTGAGTAATCATTTGTCACCCCAACGCTTCGCCCACTCGATTTCATTGCGGGATTGTTCGCTGAAGATGACACCCTGCTGGGTGCCGAACCAGTAAATCGTCTCGATGACTTCGACCATCTGGGGAATGGTCATTTTGCTGGTGCGCTGGCCGAACATCACGACGCCGCCATCGAGGCCGGGAGCCATTCGCTGTTCCTGCTTTTTGGTCTTCGCCACCAGCGCGGTGATGAGGTCTTTCCAGTCGTCGGAGTCATATTTATTGCCGAACCAGAGAACCTGGTCGGAAAGGTCTTTCAGGAGCGGCCACATCTTGCGGTTTTGAATAGCGGTGCGCGTCGACTCTTTGACGTCGAGTATCAGCGGGCGCTTGCTGTCGACCGGCAACTGACGAATGTAGTTGATAGCGTTCTGCTTGACGCTTTCGCTAACGAGGTGGAATTGTTGGCTCACGCGTCACCCCCGAAGAGGTTAAGCGACAGATACGACAAATCGCTGACGTCGGATAACGTCAGGCGATTGTGTTTAAGCTGGTGGTGCTGCGCCATGGTGTTCTCCGTGGCGCGAATGTCCGGGTGTCAGTTGTTCAGGCTGACAGGGATATTATGGCTGGGCGTTGTGGCAAAAGCAATTTAACGCCGACAAAAAAAGCCTCCGAAGAGGCTTGTATGTTATTGATTCCATTGTGACATGTCACACTGCTAATTTGGTTTCGTGCCAGCCACGCGTAACCCAGCATTGCGAATCACCGTCGCACGGGCACGACTTAACTGGCAGCGCATCGCCGCATTTACCGCAGCGGTTCGCGCTGATTGACTT